CAGGTGAGAATGTGGGACACCATCATTTACAATTATCTTAAGAAACAGAACATTGTCATACCACCAAAGAAACGAACATCAAAATCACAAAAATATGCAGGGGCGTATGTCAAAGAACCGAAGCCAGGAAAGTATGATTGGGTGGTTTCGTTTGACCTTAATAGTCTGTATCCTCATCTCATTATGCAATATAATATTTCCCCTGAGACGCTCAAGGATGACAAACACCCAACAGCTACAGTTGATAGAATACTTAAAGAAGAAATAGACTTTCAACTTCACAAAGATAGTGCTGTGTGTGCCAATGGTGCAATGTATCGCACTGATATCCGTGGTTTCTTACCAGAGATTATGGAGAAGATATACACAGAAAGAACTGTGTATAAGAAAAAGATGCTTGCTGCAAAACAAAAGTATGAGGATACCAAAGATCCTAAACTTGTAAAAGATATCGCAACATTTAACAATATTCAGATGGCTCGTAAGATTCAACTGAACTCTGCCTATGGTGCGATTGGTAATGAATACTTTCGTTATTACAAACTTGAAAATGCAGAGGCGATTACACTATCTGGTCAGGTTTCAATTCGTTGGATTGAAGATCGGATGAATAATTATTTAAACAAAATACTCAAAACAAAGGATGAAGATTATGTTATTGCTGTTGATACCGATTCTATCTATTTGCATCTGGGCCCTTTGGTCGAGGTTATATACAAAGAACGAGAGAAGACTACTGAAGGTGTTGTTGGGTTCCTTAACAAGATCTGTGAGATGGAATTTGAAAAGTATATTTCGAGTTCTTATGAAGCGTTGGCCAACTACGTCAACGCTTACGAGCAGAAGATGTTTATGAAACGTGAGAACATTGCTGATCGTGGAATCTGGACTGCCAAGAAAAGATACATCTTGAATGTCTGGGATAGTGAAGGTGTTCGTTATGCGGAACCTAAACTTAAGATGATGGGTATTGAAGCAGTCAAGTCATCAACGCCTGCACCTTGTCGCACCATGATTAAGGATGTTCTAAAACTTATTATGACAAAGACCGAAGATGATGTCATTGACTTCATCGAAAAATGTAGAACAAACTTTAGATCATTACCACCAGAGGAGATATCATTTCCAAGAACGGTGAGTAATGTTGCTAAGTATCGGAGTGTCAATGCGATCTATGAAAAGGGAACACCGATTCATGCTCGTGGTGCTCTTCTCTTCAATCATTATGTCAAGAAGAATAAACTTACACAAAAATATTCTTTGATTAATAATGGTGAGAAGATTAAATTTTGTTATCTCAAAAGACCAAATCCAATTCAAGAGAATGTAATATCATTCATTCAACAATTTCCAGAGGAACTCAACCTTGACAAATACATAGATTATGATCTACAATTTGAGAAGTCGTTCCTTGAACCTCTCAAGATCATTCTTGACTCAATTGGATGGAGTGCTGAGAGAACTGTAAACCTCGAATCATTTTTTATATAATGGATTTACCTATTAATGACAAAGAATTAGACATGATTGTTTGGATGCTTGAACATGTATCTGGCGATGGTGCTGAAGAACTTCACAAAAAGTTGAAGTTAGTAAAAGAAGTTAGAGATGAAAACCCTGACGGGCCTTATAAAAAAATACTTCGTGAAAAACATGGGATGGTAATTTAATGGATTTTTTAAAAGAAATAGTAAAAGAGATAGGAGATGAATATACGCAGATTGCGTCAGATATTGACGAGACTGAAAGATTCATTGACACAGGATCCTACATTTTTAACGGACTCATTAGTGGGGCTATTTTTGGCGGGGTTAGCAGCAATCGTATTACTGCCATTGCTGGTGAGTCGAGCACTGGTAAAACTTATTTCTCGCTTGCTGTTGTCAAGAACTTTTTGGACACTCACACTGATGGGTATTGTCTCTATTTTGACACTGAAGCAGCCGTCAATAAAGGATTATTGGAGTCTCGTGGAATTGATACGACACGGTTGGTTGTTGTGAATGTCGTAACAATTGAGGAATTCCGAACCAAGGCATTGAAGGCAGTTGATATATACTTAAAGACAGATGAAGAGAATCGCAAACCTTGCATGTTTGTTTTAGATTCTTTAGGTATGCTTTCTACAGAGAAAGAGATTACTGATGCACTCGATGATAAACAAGTTCGTGACATGACCAAATCACAACTTGTCAAAGGTGCATTCCGTATGCTCACACTTAAACTTGGTCAAGCAAATATTCCATTAATAGTTACAAATCACACTTATGATGTCATCGGTTCTTATTTCCCTACAAAAGAAATGGGTGGAGGCAGCGGTCTCAAGTATGCAGCATCTACAATCATCTATCTCTCTAAGAAAAAAGAGAAGGACGGAAAGGATGTCATTGGAAATGTTATCAAAGCAAAGACTCATAAATCACGTTTAAGTAAGGAGAACAAAGAAGTTGAGATTAGACTTTATTACGACGAGCGTGGACTCGATAGATATTATGGGTTACTGGAACTGGGTGAGAAGCATGGAGTCTTCAAACGTAAGGGGAATCGAATTGTTGTTGGTGAATCTTCCGTTTATCCTTCTGCTATTCTGGCCGATCCTGATAAGTATTTCACGGAAGAAGTAATGGAAAAACTCGAAGAAGCATCGAATGAAGAATTTAGTTACGGAGAGTGACTTCGTTGAAACCTATGATGACTTTCTTTCTGAGTCAACATGTTCACAACTAATAAATTTAGTAGATGAAGAGAATGAAAGAATCGAAAGAGATCATAGACCTAATTTTTATCAGAGGAATATAGGTAATCTGTCAGAATATACTGGTCTGTATCAAAAATTTTCTGAGATAGGTATGAAGTATCTGACTGATATAGGATACTACGATGACATACTACCTCCGAAATATGGATTTGAAGAGATGCGTGTTAAAAAATATGATGTTGGAGATTCATTTGACACTCATATTGATGTATCTGATTATGCGTCTGCAAGAAGATGGCTTGCCTTTCTTGTTTATCTCAACGATAATTTTACTGGAGGAGAAACAGAATTTGTTGATGGTAAAATGATTCATCCTAAAACTGGTAGTGTTTTAGTTTTTCCAAGTTTATGGACATTTCCTCATGCTGGTCTACCAGTTAAATCAGGTACAAAATATATCTTGACTACTTATTTTCATTATATTTAAATGGATCGTATTGAAAAAGTTATCTTAAGAAACTTAGTTTACAACGAAGAATATCTTAGAAAAGTATTGCCTTTTATTGAACCAGATTACTTCAATGATAGGAATGAGAGAGTTGTATTTGAACATATTACTAAATATGCTGCAGAGTACAATAGTTTGATAACTAAAGAAGTACTCCAGATTGAGATTGAAGACAGGCGTGATATCACACAAGATGAAGTCAAGAATATATACGGAACGATAAATGAACTGGAAGATATTGAATGTGACTTTGAATGGTTGAGTGACACAACGGAGAAATGGTGTCGAGACCGTGCAATCTATCTCGCTTTGATGGAGTCAATCAAGATAGCAGATGGACAAGATGATAAAAAGAATCGAGATGCAATACCAACTATCTTATCAGATGCACTATCAGTTTCCTTTAATCGCAATGTAGGCCACGATTACTTAGAGGACTATGAAGAAAGATACGAACTTTACAACAGGAAAGAAAGTCGAATTCAATTCGACCTTGAATACTTTAATAAGATTACAAAAGGAGGCATTCCAAACAAGACGCTCAATATCGCACTTGCAGGCACTGGGGTTGGTAAATCTCTGTTTATGTGTCATCATGCTAGTGCTGTTCTTTTAGAAGGAAAGAACGTCTTATACATAACATTAGAGATGGCAGAAGAAAAGATTGCAGAACGTATAGATGCAAATCTTTTAAACGTAAATATACAAGAGATTGTTGATTTACCGAAACCAATCTTTGAAGGAAAGGTAACTAATCTAGCAAAGAAGACTCAAGGGTCACTTATTATCAAAGAATATCCCACTGCCTCTGCACACTCAGGTCATTTCAAGGCCTTACTTAATGAATTAGCCTTGAAAAAATCATTTAAACCTGATATAATATTCATAGATTATCTAAACATATGTGCATCGTCACGTTACAGGGCTGGATCAAATGTTAACTCGTATTCCTATATTAAGGCGATTGCTGAAGAGCTCAGGGGTCTTGCAGTTGAAGCTAATGTACCTATCGTCTCCGCTACTCAGACGACTCGCTCTGGCTATGGTAGTAGTGATGTCGATCTTACTGACACAAGCGAATCCTTTGGTCTTCCAGCCACTGCTGATCTTATGTTTGCTCTTATATCTACTGAGGAACTTGAAGCGTTGGGGCA